ACTGTAATGGGATGGGAAGATGATTCTGGAGTACATACCTATTCAGATACCTATGATGGATTGTCAGTAGCGGGGCTTGCCGGGCATCTTGTTCACGAAGGAGTTCATGCTTTAGGGTTCTCTCACTCTTTTGACTGGAGTTCCGAGCGTGATATGTCGTACCCATATGCCATTGGTAATTACGTAGAAGCTCACGCAAATATTGCAACTCCACTTCCTTTAAAGGTTTAAAATGCTTACTGTAGCTGAGGCAATGCTTAAACATATCCAAGAGTTAAAAGATAAAGTTAAAGCTTTAGAAGATCACATTGAAAAGATGAGTTGTAATTGTACTAATAAAGAAGTAAAACCCCCCGAATCTTCTGGCATTCCTGACCTTGATGTTGAACCTGATTTAAAGGATTTATTTATTTAATGCTAAAAGAACATTCATCTCTTACTTCGACAGTAGCTACCATTAGCGGAGAAGAAGCTAATGCTTTAGTGGAAGTCACGGCTTACATGAAAAAGTATCCTGCAGGCGGCTATGGCACTCATATTGAGTCGATTACAAAGAGTGATGTAGATGGAGTGATGCATAGGACGTTTAAAATTTGGCGATTAAATAGCTGTGATTAGGGTTTTTGGTTTAGCAGAATTACTTTCGCAAGCGCAGTCGCAAGCTTATCAAGCTCTTTATGGGGAAGCTTTACCCTATACGAATGACACACAGCATGAAGAAGTTCATGTATTTGAGTATCTAGCTCGTCTAATTGATCTAAGCCTAATTTAATATAAATATGCTTTGTTTCATCGTCACAATAGCCGATGTCTTTAGGGTCGTCCCCAATCTGCTCTTGGTAGACTACTTCGTAAATTACTTTTGGTTTTATCCACAGTTGATTAGGTAGCCTCATAGCTAAATTTTAATGTTATAATTTTGATGTGTCACGGATAGAAATTGAATGCTCAATATTTGATGTCCACTTTCTACGAACCATAGAACCTGCTTTATTTAAGCAAATAAAGCGGGACTTGAAACTCCCCGCGTCTGTGAAGTGCCAGCTCAATATCAATTACCTAGCCGAGGAAGGTAGTATTTACTTATTTTTTAATGGCATCGATTGTGGTGTAATGAAAATTAAGTACGAAAGCGAAATAAGGGGACATTAAAGTATGCCATTTTCTAGTGAAGCTCAGCGCAGGAAGTTCGGGGAGTTAGTTAAGCAAGGTAAAATGACCCAAGCTACATTTGATAAATGGAACAAAGATACTCCAGTAAATATCCCCGAGCGAAAAGGCCAGGCTCCGGGAGCAACCGCGAAGCCGCGCACGATAGAAGAATTAAAAGCGATTGCGAAGAAAAAATTAGGGAAGTAATATTACTTTAAACAAGAAAGCTTAAAATGGTAACACATAAACAGATAAATACAGCGATTAAGATATGTAATATTTTTGAATTAGGTAAACCGGATACGGTTTATAATTACGCTGAAGCTTTACAAAACTATGCAACTTCTGGAGTGACTGTATCAAGCCAAAAGTTTTGTACAAAGACAGGGGATTTACTGCAAGTTTTAGTAATTTTAATGGGCCAAAATAGGCATCATCCTTTGCTCAACTATATTACACCGATCCAAAAGTCCATGAAGTCGTGGTTTTATTCTAAGTTTCGATTTCCTAAGAAAGCTTTTATTGTGGACTGGGTAAAGTACGGAAATGATAAAGAAGTAAAGAAGGCTTGTGATACCGTTTACTACGCTCGAACCATAGAACCTGCTATTAATAAATTCAAAGATTTAGGGCTTTCTCACTTTTGGATTTTTACAGCTTTTATAGATACTATTCTTGTACATGGGAATAGTGGGTTTAAACAAATTATAGATGCTACATCACATACCCAAAATGAATTTCAGTTTTTAAAAAACTTCACTGCTTCACGTATTAACTATATAATTAATTTTTCTAATTTAGAAAAGAACAAATCTATGTCTAGACCAAATATTATTTTAAAGTGGGCTGAAGCGAATTGGCTTAATCAAGACGGTCCATATTTTATAACTTTAGATAAAATGGGTGATTTTGTAGTTTAAGTGTTGTAGATATCCTCCCAAAGCTTTTAAGTGAAGCGCTCAAAATGCGCATAATTCACCGACGGGTGATTGAGAGAAGAGGGGGCAGTACCCTCTGGGAGGGCCGTAATGAGTTTAAGTTTAGCGAGAGAAAAAGCAGATTATAAAAAAGCTAGGGAGGAATCCGATGCTTTTGATTTTTCACACTTACACGATAATGCTAAAAAAGTAGATCTTAAACTTTGGAACCATCAGATAGAGAGTATTGCAAAGGCCGAAACAGTAAATGACCTAGCGTTGTTCCTTCCAATGGGGACTGGAAAAAGTGCTACAGTAGTCAATATTCTCCGCAATAAATATAATAAAAATAAAAAAATCCTCCGAACCTTAATAGTTTGTCCCAAAGCAGTTGTGCTCAATTGGGAGCGAGAGATTTTAAAATTCTCTAAAATCCCTCTTACAAAAATTCTGATACTTACAGGCCCCGTTTCAAAAAGAGTTGAGTACTTAGAGAACTTCGACAAAGACGCTATATACATTACTAATTTTGAGGCGATGACAAATGACAAGTTTGTAGCGAGTTTGCTTGCTAATCCCCCGAACTGTATGGTTATTGACGAATCTCATAGGACCAAAAATCCAGCGGCTAAGCGAAGTAAAATGCTCATTAAACTTTCTGAGCAGATGGAAAAACTTTCCGTCCATCACCGCTATATTTTAACGGGCACCCCAGTGCTCCAAAATACGATGGATTTATTTTCTCAGTTTCTAATATTGAACCAAGGCAAAACATTCGGTAAAAACTTTTTTGCGTTTCGAGCAAATTACTTCCGCGACAAGAACGCTTATATGCCAAAACAGAAGCACTTCCCTGCTTGGGTACCCACCGCAGGAAGTGAGGACAAGTTAAAAGCTCTTATGGAGCCTCACGTAGTGACTGCGAAAAAAGAAGACTGTTTAGACCTCCCCCCACTACTCAAAACCACCGTACCTGTGGAGCTTTCGGCGGAACAAAAGAAAGCCTACGATGCGATGAAAAAGGATTTCATTGCTTTTATCGACGAGAAGGGTCCTGCAGTAGCAACGCTTGCTTTAACGAAGGCACTTCGCATGCAACAAATTATTTCGGGGCATTTAACGTTAGAGGATGGCGCGATCCACTCTTTCATGGATAACCCTAGGCTTGATGCCCTTGAAGAACTTTTAGAGGATATTACCCCATCCGAGAAGGTCATTGTGTGGGCTACATGGCAGCACGACCATGCCGTGATTAGGAAGCTACTCGCTAAAATGAAGATACCTTTTGCAGAGGTTACGGGCGCAATTAAGGACAAACAAACCGAGCTTGATAAGTTTGAAAAGGACCCTGCCTGCAGAGTAATGCTTGCTACTCAAAGCGCAGGGGGCACAGGTACAAACATGATTGCGGCGAGTACGATGATTTACTATTCGAAGAACTTTACGCTTGAGCATGACCTTCAGAGCGAAGCAAGATGCTACCGAGGAGGAAGCGAAATTCATCAAAAGATCACTCGAATTGACCTCGTAGCTGAAAAAACCATAGATGAGATCATTAATAAAGCTTTATCTGAGAAGAGCGATTTGGCCTCCCGCATCATAGACATAAGAAATTTGCTCTGAGCACATTTTGCCTAGTAACATATAGGTATGTTCCTCCCCATGAATCACCGAGTTATCTACGGGTTACTTGATCCTAGGACGGGGCTTATTCGCTATGTTGGTGTTACCTCCAATCCAGAGAAGCGGATGAACGAACATTTAAAAGATAGAAATAAAAAAGGGTCGGGGATTAAGAAGAATACTTGGATCAACGAGCTTATGGATTTAAATATTCCTCCCCTTTTTGTTTTCTTAGACGCTGTTCATCAAAATATTGCGATGGAGCGGGAGCTTTATTGGATTAAGCATTTCAGCTGCTTTAGCGTACTTCTTAATAGTCACAAAAAATAAAATTGCATTATGCATTTTTTTATGATGTGTAAGGCGCATGGACAATCAATTAGAGTTTGGATTTTTAGAAGAGAAGATTCCCGAAGAAACTACAGTCGCAGAGCTTCAAGCATTAATTAAATTGCTGGTTGAAAAAAGAGAAGAAATAGACGAGCAAAAGAAAGTGCTCTCTGCGCTAAACGTAGTTAAAGATGAGCTTGAAGCGCGAGTAGAGAAGATACTTGAAGCGCAACAATTATTAAAATTTCATGCGGGCTCTCACACAGTTAGCATCTCTGAAAGAAGCACTTATACTTTTCCTAAAGACCCTGAGAATGCTGAGATGACCCGCCAATATCTAATCGATAACGGTATGGTAAGCATGCTCCAAGTAAATAGTGCTACTTGGAATGCTTTTATGAATTCAAGGAAAAAGGAGTGTGAAGAGCGTGGAGAACCAGAACAAAACGCTTTAATACCCGGTGTAGATGGACCAACAAAAATGACAATATTGTCTTTAAGAAAGGGCAAATAATATGAGTAAAGAAGTAGCAAAAAAAGAAGATACAGCATTAGCAGTACAAATGGATGGAGATGGTATGTTTGGTTTTGAACAAGCAACATCTAAAGATATTAAAATCCCTATCATCTACGTAGCACAGGCTATGTCTAAAGTAGTAGGAGATGGAGTATGTAGTCCGGGAGCTATTGTTGAGAATCTTAATAATACAAAACTTGGCGACATGAAAAAACCAGCTCAAGTAATTCCTTTTTACTTTCAAAAAAGTTACGTAGTTCAAAAAGTAAAGAATGGTAAGAAAGAGTTTGCTGCAAATGAGCCATATGATAAGGAGCGTGAGTATGAAGAAACTATTGACGGTATTACTCAATATAACCTTCCTTGCTTTAATTTTTTCGTTTTTGTTGTTGGAGACGAGAGCTACACCAAGTATGTACTATCTTTCCGTGGGTCTAGGAATATCACTTCAGGCGGTAAGCCTATGCTTACTCAGCTCATGAACAAATTCCAAACTGTGAAAGCCGCTCCCTTTAACTTTGTGTTCGACATTGCGACTAAGCAAGTAGAAAACGAAAAGGGTAAGTGGTATGTACTTACTTCTCAACAAGCTGTGAAAGAAGGCAAAGAAGTTTTTTCAAGTGATGCTGCACGTACACAAGCGCATAAAGCTTACAGAGATATCGAAGCGATGTTTAAGCAAGGCGTTCAATTTGATGTAGCTTCCGTAGATGAAGAAACCTCCGTACCAGCAGAAGAAAGCTTTGATAAATTCTAATGAGAATAGGTATTTTTGATTTTGAAGCTACAGACGTTGATGTAAAAACTGCTCGAATTGTAGATGTGGCGGTGGGGATCTACGACTCAGAAAGCGGTAAATTACTTCACTCTTACTCTGCGATGGTTTCAGATCAAACATATTCTAAGATGCATGAAGATGCATCTTTAGTGACGGGAATAACTGATGAGCTTTTAAGAAGAGTGGTAGTAACTCCAGACGAAGCCCTCTTAAAGCTCATCAGTTATTTATCGTTATGCGATTATGTGTGTGGGCACAATATTAAGAAGTACGATATCCCCCTAGCTTTAGAAGAATTTAAGCGAAATAAGATTGAGAATTATACGTTTAAAAACGTGATTGATACCCGGACTGATTTAATTTATCCGAGAACTATCACCACAAGAAAATTACAGTATCTTGCTTTAGAGATGGGAATTCCAGTAGTTACGGCTCATGCTGCAATGGCCGATGTGATGACTACGGCTGCTTTATTATTTACTCAAGACATTGAGAAAATTATCGCACGTTCAAAATCCCCCGATCTTTATGTTCAAGCAAGTGTTAGTTATGAGCACCGGGAGAAGGCAAAGAGTAGGCAGTTCTTCTTTGATACGGTTAAGAAAATTTGGGTAAAACAATTAAAGGAATGTGATTATGAAAAAGAAAAAGAAAGTTATAATTTCCACGCCGAGATCCTCAAAAACTATATACCCCCGAGTTAACGCTATTAATGTACGGATATCGTCAGAAGCTCTAAAAATTCTACAAAGGATTGTAAGGGACGATGGCCTTTCTCGCAATCAAGTAGTAGAGTACGCGCTAAGGGAATATGATAGTCAATATAAATAACTTTTACGATGTCTTAAATGATATCTTAAAAAGTTCTTCTTTTTCTTTTGACTGTGAATCAACGGGCCTTAGAGTTCATCATGGAGATAGATTATTTAGTTTATCGATTGCAATAAAAGATACTACTTATTACTTTAATTTTAAAAATTACAACGATGGTAATCCATATCTTCCTTTTGATTATATTGTGCATTTAAATAGGCTCTTTTCAGCACGTACAGGAGTTGCTGCTAATGCTAAATTTGATATGCATTTACTTGCAAATGAAGGACTTGTTTTTGCGGTTGATTTTAAAGTATGGGATGTGCTCGTCATAGATAAACTTATTTATAATAGGCATATGTCGTATAGCCTAGATAGTGTGGCGGAGCGAAACGGCTTCCAAAAGCTTGATACAGTTGAGAAGTATATAGTAGAGCATAAACTATCTACGATGACGACAATACCCGGAAAAGATAAGCGGGTGCGTATTCCCCATTACGATCAAGTACCTTTTTCTATTATGAGAGAATACGCTTGTCAGGATGCTAATATTACCTACAAGATTTATGAGAAACAATTAGCTGCAGTTGCTGTTATTGAGCAGGATAATATTCGCTTAAAACAGCCCTCATTCGCTAAAGTAGTGGAGCTAGAAAACGAAGTTACGAAGGTTTGTTTTGATATTGAAAGAAGAGGAATGAAAATAGATGCAGAGTATATACGACGAGTTAGCGCTTATGAACAGACTAGAGCTTTACATGCAGTTAAAGAATACGAAGAAATTTCAGGTACATCTTTTGTGGACTCTGCTAAGGCTCACAAACCTGTGTTTGAGTTGCTTGGACTTTCCAGTGGCAAGACTCAGAAAGGCGGGGTCTCATTTAGCGATGAAACTCTTACAAACTGTAAGCACCCCATCGCCGAGCACATACGAAACTACCGTGACTCATCTAAAAGGCTAAAAAGTTACTACCAAAACTTTTTGTATGAAGCTGATAAGGACGGTATAGTTCACCCAAATATTAAGCAAACCGCTGCTGATACCTACCGTTTCTCTATTACTTCCCCTGCGCTCCAAACGCTTAATAGCGAAGAGGACGGGGAGTACAAAGTGAGGAATTCTTTCGTTGCGAGAGATGGGTTTCAGTTTTTGTCAATTGACTATAGCTCTCAGGAATACAGGCTCACGGCAGCATACTCTAATCAGGAGAGCTTGATCAAAGCCATTAATGAAGGACAAGACGTTCACCAAGCTACGGCTGATTTAATGGGAGTAAATCGACAACAAGCTAAAGTCCTTAATTTTGCACTTTTATACGGAGCTGGGAGTCAAAAGGTAGCTGGGATGCTCGGTATAACCGAACCGGAAGCAAAGGCTCTTAAGAACAAATACTTTTCATCTTTAGGTATGATTAAAAAGTTTGTCCGTGATGTATCAAATGTAATAAATACTAGAGGATATACATTTAATTTCGCGGGCTATCGTCTTTACTTTCCTTATTTAGAGGTAAATGGTGAGCGGTTTAATCTTTCATACAAAGGCCCAAACTATCTTATCCAATCCTCCGGAGCTGCGATTATGAGGATGGCTCTAATTAAGGTGCATAAATTCTTACGGCCCTATAAATCAAAAATAGTTTTAAGTATCCATGACGAGGCTTTGATAGAACTTCACGATGACGAACACCATTTGATTGAACCCATTCGTAAAATCATGAAAGAAGTATTTATACCTATGAATAACTTAGGAATGGAAACGAGTTTTTCACTAGCTAAATCATGGGGTGATGTTTAGTCTTAACGAAAATGGCCGTTAAACCAGAAACAAAACTCAGAAAGAAATTCGTTGATAAATTAGAGAAAATACCGGGTATTCTGGTATTTTCCATCCAACAGGTAAGCTTACGGGGGCACCCCGATTTGATCATTTGTTTAAAGGGTGAGTTCGTAGCAATAGAGCTTAAGAGCTACGTAACAGCGGAGCTTGTAGGACTTCAAAAGTATTTTCAGGAAGAAATAATTAAAGCGGGGGGAACACATTATATAGTCCACCCATATAATTGGCAGAATGTTATAGAGGAGCTAGAAGCAATTGCTAAAACTAATTAAAGGGGGCAATGGTATGGTGATTTTAAAGAACGTAAGTTTGGATAATAAAGCAATTGTAACTGCATTTTCAAAGTTGCAAGAGACCTATTTGGGACAAGATGCTGGTACAAGAGTGGGTGTATTTATCCGTAAACTTTTACAGTTAGAAGACGCTTACAAAAAAGAAAAAGAGAATATTATTCAAAAATTTACTGTTAAAGGTGAGGACGGTAAGCCTCTTATGAAAAAAGACGAGGACGGAAAGATCGTTGGTTATGAGTGGACAAGCGAGTCTGAAGCAAACGAAGCTATAAAGACTCTTGCCTTAACAGATAACATTATTGAAGTTCGCCCATTTCTTTCTTTTGAATTAAAAAATGCAGAGCTTACTCCCGTTCAATGGGAAGCAATCACTCCGTTCATTGCAGACCCAACGAACCTTCATCCGATGGTTTAGGCTTGTCCTTTTGCTTTAAACATTTCATTACGGGCCATCTTGATGTCTTGAATAGACTCGATGGCCTTTTTTTTATCGCTTAGTTTAGCGTGAACGGCTTCCATCATTTTAGGATTAGATTTGTGCTTGTGAGCGCGAAGCATATCTTCCACAGCCATCTCCACTTCGTGATCTTTAGGAGACTCCATTGACTCGTCTGCTTCTGCACCGTGACCCATCTCCACCTCGCTGTCGTCGTGGTATTTAGTGATTTTAGGGTCATTTACCGCCATTCCAGCTTCTACTTTCATAGCGTTATTTGAAGGTTTTTTTGATGCGATTTTTTTGTTACTTGCTTTGACTTTCATTATTTTTTCTTCTCCTGTTTATTCATTAATTCTTGCCATATATTTCTAGCAGCTGAGTCTGTCATTCCCTTAGATCCCTCTCCAATAGCTCCAGCTAATGCGGCCCGAGCAGTTCTACCTTCAGTAGACATGGCGGCTTGAACAGTTTTTTTAGCGGCTAATGGAGCCAGTTCTGATAAATGACCCGACATTAATCCATGTCCTCCTGCTCCTGCAAGCATAGCGTCCACTAAACTCACTTGAAAAGGACTTCTTGCATTAGTCACTTGTGAAGCTATATCTTGAAATTTAGGCAGTATATCTGGGCTTGTAGATCGATATAATTTATTATTCTCAAGCAATTTATTATAAAGCTCTTGATCTAAATTCTTAACTGCGTCCATTTCTCCTGATGCAAGGCCTCCACCAATACTTTTTTTAGCGATAGTCCCTAAAGCTGCCTCATCTCCTGCTCCAAACCCTGATTTTTTTACTAAATTATTTAGGAATGTTTTTTCTTGTTGGGCTAAATCTACACCTACTGAAGATCCATGTTTATCCCAAATCCCCTGCACTCTAGTTTCGATTTGGTTTGCTAAGTCGTGTGCTTCAGGAGCTGATAATTTTTTTAGTTCTTGAGCGTACTGTAATGCATCGTCAAAAGTAGACATTAAATCAACTTTTGCTCCCCTATTAGCAGCTTCCGAATATATATTATTAATATTATCCCCTGCTTTATCGGATATTTCTTTTAACTTATCAACGGCGCCTTGCATATTTCCAACATAACCTTCTTTTTTAAGAATTTGTGATGCAGTAAGTGGTAAATCTTCTTTTGCAGAATACTTATCTAATTTTTGAAATGCTTTTGTATACAGCTTATCTGCATTATTTCGATTATATGTTTCAATTGGGTTTAATGCTGCATTAACAACTCTACCACCTGAAGTAAGTCCATCTTTGTTTGCAAGTTTTAAAGCGTTTAAAAGTTTGCTTTCAGTAGTACCTGCTTTTGCTGCTGCAGATAATCCACCTGATAGATAAGTAAACGGGTCTAAGGCTACATCACCCACAAAACCAACGGTTCCTCGTACTGAAGGATCATACCATTTATTTTTGATACCCCCTAATCCCGGAATATCTCCTAAAGAGATTCCTTCAGGAACTCCGGCCCTTTCCATATATTCAGCTGATGAAGGAGCTTCTCCCGCTATAGCTTTATCCCAATCTTCTTGGGACACAAACTCTTTACCTGTTAAAGGCTCGATGGCTTGTGCAACTCCTGTGCGAGTTAATCCTCCTAAATACCCAAGTGGTTTCAATGCAGTTTTGACAGCAGATCCTACTTTTTGCGGTAAAGATTGCTCAGGTTGTACTTTATTATTTTGTTCTAAGTGAGCAAGATACTCTTGGTAAGCTTGCTTTGCTTCTGCAATATCTTGTTCATCGCTCATTTTGAAGTACCCTTTTTCTTAGCTAAATAAGCTTCGATAAATGCATCTTGAGGCATTGGCTGCGGAGAAGCTACAGCTGTTCCTGAGTCAGATCGTGTAAGATTTGCTTGTCCCATATTTTGTTTACTAAGAAAATCTGAAGGAACAAGTTGCTCTTTGTATTTAGATTTAAAGTTTTCAAGCATTGGTTTGTATGTAGGTAACTCAGTAATATTTTCATGCCCGGAAGCTAAAGATTCTAATCGTTGGTTAGCCTGAGAAAGAATTTTTTTCTGACCCTCCTTAGCTACGGAAATAAAATGTACTAGAGTCGGATCATCAGAAGGAACCGCGTCTAAGTCACCGAATTTTTGAATTAATGTTTGATAATCATTTGCGAGTGTTTCAATTGTCCTATCTTTTCGCTCTGCAACTCCTCCCGATCCTTTTAAAGAATTAAGGCTTCCGATGACAGTTTGCTGTACATCATTAAGAGTAGACATAGATATTTTTTGTCCGGGAGCAAACATTGAATCAAATGTTCTATTAAGAGAATTATTATTTCTTAAAGTATCATTTAAAACTGTATCTTTAGAAATACCGGAAACTACTTTTCCATACACATTTTCTTTTAGTCTATCTTGCCCAAGCAATAATCGTTGAGCTTGAGCAAGAGAAGCATTAGTACGAGCATTTAGTTCATCTTTAAGAATCTTCTGCTGCTGATCAGTGAGAGTATTTTGTTCTTTGGTGTATGCACCCATCGCACTCGTTAAATCAGCTTGTTTGTTTTGTGCTTTATAACTACTTCCGTAATTTTTATCCCCAGTGTAACTAGCAATTAAGTTAAGTGTTGGGCTTAAATCCATTTGTGCAGGAGCCGCAGCTTGAGCAGCTAATAACTTGCGTTGCAGATCAAGACTATTATCTTGCCCGGCCATACTTTGCATAAGCTTCTCACGAAGCATTTGCTGCATGTCTTTCCCACCTTGCGGAGTAGGAGGCAATGCAGATACAGCACTCATGGTTGGCATCATGGGATTACCCATTTGCATCATACGTAATTCAGCAAGTTTTTGCTGTTTAATTGCTTCTTCTGTATCTACATCTTCCATATCAGTATTTAGATCTGCCATAAAATCCTCTATTAATAGTTAGAAAAGTCCGAGGGGCTTTTTAGTGAGCTATATAAAGCGGGTTTAGAATTAATTTTTTTATTAATCTCATCCCATGACACAGGTCCACCCGTAGCCTTATTGTACATGTTTGTTTGCGCTTCAATATTTTGTCCGTATAGCTTAGATAGATCATCTGCTTTTTCAGCGGTTTTTGCAGCTTGCAGCTGAGCAGCAGCAGCTCCAGCTGTTTGAAGAAGATCGCCCCAAGACGTATCAGTAGGAGCTTGATCACGAACAGTTCCACCAATACCCGCAGCTTTCATGGTAGGCTCATTTTGAATTTCCAAAGCAGCAAGCTCTCTTTGCTTTTGTTGCTGCTTATCTTTCATGCCCCCGCCGAATAATCCGATAAGTCCACCAACCCCCGCCCCAATAGCAGTTCCCGGTCCTGGCCCAAACATGCTACCGATACTTGCTCCAGTTAATGCGCCTGTTCCTGCACCTGATGCGTAATTTCCAAAACCCATATTAAGCGATCCTTTCGTGTAATTTTAATTTAGTTTTAAAAGTTTTAAATTTCAATTTTAAGCTGAAAAATACGTACTCTAAAACTTCTTTTCTAAGCAATATTTTAGCAATTGCTAGTAAATGTAATTTAGGTGTTTTACGAGATAAGCTGTCTGGAAGTAATACTCCTGTATGCTGCATTACAAACCCCCGAGTCATCTGAATGTACAAATGCTCGGCTCTCTTTGCTTGGCCTACACGGTAGAGATCAAGAACAGTGTGCACAAGTTTATTCTCTACACTCATATCTGCATCTTTTAAACGCGCTTTTGCCACAGCTTTAGGTGCATGTTCAAGATACCAAAGAGTAAAAGGAGCACGTTTAAAGATCGATTTTACTCCTAGTTTATGCATGTCTTTGTAGTCTTGTTTGCTAAGTAACCCGCGTCTTTTAAGCTCCGTACAAATAGCACTTCCACCCGAACTACGAGTTGCAGAGGCTTGATCACTTGCAGCAGCTTTAGCAGCATCTGTTTTGTACTTTTCAAGGTTAAATTTATTCACGCCTTCTATGCTTTGTCCTAAAGATTGTACATTTGCATTTTGTGCTGCCATATCCTGCGCTGCACCTTTAGAGTTAATATCATATCTATTAGCAGTTGCTTGCTTAGAGACATCTTGCTGAGCCATCAACTGATCACGAAGAGATTGGCGTTGCATGATGGCTGTATTGCCCGAGCGATTACCCCCACGCATTGAAGCTGCAGCTCTTGCTTGGTCAGCTGCTTGCATTGCTCTTGAAGCTGCATCGTCACGACCATAAGCTTCTGAACTCTTTTGTTGGTCGAGTAATCTTTGTGTGAGTCCCGAAGCAGTCGCTCCTTGTTGAAGAAGTTCAGGACGGAGAGATACAGAGCCGTCTGGGTTTTCAACAACAGGATTATATTTTAAAGAGTATGGATCTTTATCATTAGGAGTAGGTTTTCCTGTCACTAAATCAGGTTGATTTTGTGTGATAGGTGCTACATTTAAGCCCGGAGGTGGAGGGGTCATAAGCCCACGTGCTATTAAATTCTGTCTTAGTGCATCTGCTTCTTGATCTGCTGCTACGCTCATTAGTAACCCCCACCATAAGTATAATCGTCAAAATCCTGATAAAAAGTAAAATCAGGAGTGACATAGTTGTTTTCGTCGGGGACACGAGCCGTAAGTGTGTCCACCATTTCTTGTCTCATTCTATCTAAGTCTTGAGCAGCCATTGTAGTATCCGGGTGCCCTTCCTTATTCAAACACTTCCACCGCATATACTGAACGACTACAGGAGTGAATTCTGGAATATCGCAAACATCGGTATCTGCTGTGAATCTTTTAGCGTTTCTAAGATACCAAATAGTGACATTAGAGCTATTTTCTTGTGGAGTCGGGTACATGACAATCTTTAGGCCATTAGTGGAATCATTAGTGATTAGATACTGATAAAGATCAGGAGCTAGGATAAAGTTTGTATCATAAAGCTTCTTGATGCGCTTAATATCGTAGGTTTGAGAACCTCCGTCATTATACGAAATATTCCTTATTTTTTGAGCGTAAATATCAGTAGGAAAGCTATAAGTTTGTTGGCCACTTACTAAGGTAAGAGTGGTTTTAGTAAGGAAATAATCCTCATAAATAGAATGAATAGAGGACTCTACCATATCTACTGCTTCATTAGCGTAGTTCATGAGTTCTGCTGAAGTTACAAAAGTCTGATCCTCAAGATCAAGCTCTTTCTGAAGCTGCGATTTTAATTCTGAATAGGTAGGGCTATACATTATTCACCCCCATGTTTTAATTTATTAAAAAGCATACCCCACATCCCCGGAAGCACACCTCTCTTAGCTAGTTCCTCATCTATTGGTGTTAAAAAAGTTTGATCTTCTTTTGGTCTCATATCCGAATCTGGAGTTCCATAACGGCCTAATACGCTTGGAGAGATATTTTCATTTAAAAACTTTTGTCTCAAAAGCAAATCCGCTGTTGGAGCAGATTCATTTGTAATATCATAGTTTACATCTCTCCCACTATGAAGCCATCCTCCGTTTGTAGTTAGCTGCTTTGTTCCTAATTTATTTAAATCGTATGATTTAGACATTAATAGTGTCCTCCGTATACCGACCCAAGAATACTCTCACATTCATAGGGCTAGTAGTAACTGTAGCATTTATGCTTATAAAGTTAACATCAAAGCTACCATAATTAAAAGTAATACTGCCATTCGTAACCGATAATAGAAGAACATCTTTTGGTACATATCCAAGCGGGTGTTTTACTTTTTGCGTTCCTGAGCTGGTCACTTGGAATTCTAAAAAAGTCCAGTCACCTTTTAAAAATGGGTTAGCTTGAAAGAGGTCGAGGAATGTTTGAAAATTCTTCTGTGTGTAAAGATCATCGATTTGCGATACATATAGCTTTCTCCTCATGCATTTGCCCCCGAGCTATCCTGTTCCGTTCTCCAAGTTTTGTAAGATTGAGAAGAGATAGGTGCAAAGTACATTACGTAAGAAAGAACATTAATAATCTCACCCTTTGGATACCCTTTTATCACCCATTTTTGTGATGTGCTTGGTGAAGTATTGAGCGCATCTAAGTATGTGAGCTGTGAAGAGGAATTACGCGTGGTTATTAGGTACCCTTTGGTATAGGAATCATTAGCGAAGTAAATATAGTAATCCACCACATCAGCGGGCCATGAAAAACTACCCGAATCAAGAGTTACTGTTTTTAAACTAAGCGAAGGAGTTGCGGTAGTAAGCGTGTCCGAATTGTAGATAATTGAATAGCTTTGAGTGATAATGATTTGCTTATATGAGCATCGTAAGCTTTGTGCGGGAAAGTGGCGCATTTCTTCGATGAGATTAAAGTAATTCCAAAGAGGAGTATCTGCTCCCCATATTGGATTTGGATCCCCCCAAAGATAATTTCCACGAAAGCGGATTTCCTGCAGGTTTTTTTGTACCGAAGTATTGTCGTTAATAGAAGTAATTTGAACCGAGGTATTCGTAGCGTTCTCTAATGTGAGAAGCATCTTGGGAACCCACTTGCGCATGTTCTCAATACCGAAATTAATTACACAAGATTTATAAATTGGAGTAATTGCCTTAGTCGTCCAGTTAGAAGGAGCAGTAGTCGTATCTATTTTCGGATCGGTGGTATAATTAGAATTGTGCTTAAAGACATATCCCCTACGATCTGCGCGTATTAAATTTCCTTGGTAATATGTAAGAGCAGTAGGGCTGAAAGAAGTATCATTTGATCTTGTTGTAAAAGTAGATGCGGGTCTAATACCCCAACGTAGATCAAGACTGAATAAAGTATCATTATCAGAGGAAGTAGAACCATAAGTCACCGCCCAATGAATACGACTTTCCTTCGGATCATACACTCCGTAAATACGAGCAGGAGCATTCGTATTGCTTACCATTTGTTTGTAGCGAATATTAATAGAGTCTGAAATCTTTTGAAACTTAAAGCCATCGGTCCAATAAAACCCATCATTTCCAGCCCAAAAAACGCCGTCTCTTGTTTGGATAATAGAGCTGTTTGATAAGCACCCAATAGTTTTAGTAATATCTTCGTAATTTACAGAGCCTTGCCCGAACTCATTATATGCACCATTTAAGCGGTATACGTGATTTTTTGTAAATACAATTGGGCTATCAGTGTATGAACTTACGCCTACGATTTCATCAAGCACATCAAGATAAAGTTCACGAGGACAAGAATCAGGATCATCTTGAACACTTTGACGAAGCCTATTTTTAAAGATCTGCGAACCTTCCTTAATATGCGCATAGATCGCTACACCATTTACTACGTGAACATACTTAGCGAGGGGAGGCGGATCATTATCAAGCACTCCCCCATTGGTGTAAAGAATGATACCTGTTTGAGCGGTGGTATCGGAAACATTGTCTGTAAAAGTAGTAGTACCATTTGTTACTTGCCCTACTTTGTATAAAACAGAGCCCCCTGCAATAGTACGATAGACATACACTTTTACATTAGAGGTATCGTAGTTAAGAGTAGTGCCATTTGCGAGGACGGGAATAGCAGCTACTGCTACATTATTTACATCAGGAGTTCCTGAGTTAGTGAGCGATACTAAAGTCGTAGGACCGTAGTCCTCAAAAACTGTGGTTCCTACTGTATAGGTATAATAATAAATAAAAGCATAAATATAGTTATTCCCTGTACCACCGGACTTTGTAACCGTTGGAGCAGTTGCAAGGTCAGGAAGCCCTGAGGTCCGTGTTTGGTACACATTAGAGCCATCTCTATATATTTTAATAGGGCTTGAGAAGTCATCATTTGTGGCTAAAATATGGTCATTCCACTCAGCAAAACAATTATAATTAGCGGTAGTTCCTGATGAAAAAGCAGGGTTTCCAGACGGTCCTGTTAGCTCTTGGAAAGAGGAAGTATTCGGACGCCACAATTTGCGAGCCGAACCTATCAAAAGATCGGGGAGCGCAGTTGTGTAGAGAGAAGTTACTCTTACGTTTCCATCGGGCACTTGGTACATTGCGGAATCAAAGACAATAGAGCCAGGAGCGGTCTCTAATTTTTTATTTGGATTAATGATAAAATTAGTAAGCAACTCCGCTTGATTCGGCTGAGCCGCAAGCGTGTAATCTGTAATTCCTCCCGAGAAATCATTTACTGGGTACTCACCTAATTGTAAACTCATCTAAAAGTTGCCGTAAAGTTTGCGGTATTATCACTCGTGTAAATTGTGAAGCTTGTGGTAGAGGTCTTAGAGATCGTTGGGTACACAAGATCTCCTGATGAAGTGAATTTAACTTGGATTAAAAAATCATCCATATTAAAGCCAGAGGGAACAGATACTACTTGCTTGTATCTTCCAGTACCATCAGATACCCAAGAGCCTGAAGAAATAGCGACAGTGCCTTTGACGATATAAGCTGCGTTTACTAACGAAGAATCAGAGCCATTGTGCGAATGTGAATTTAACTGTGTGATATCCGCATTGAGTGCTGTGAACCAAACCGAACCTTTGTCCCCATTGTCTGGATTTAAATAACCATAGCTTAGTGTTTGCATTGTCCCTTACCTCTTTTAAAAGTATAACGGAACTGTGGTTGGTTCCTAAATAGTATATTAATACAGTACCTAAAAACTTACGGAATGAAAAACCTTTTCCCACTTTTCGGAGGAACCGACTGAAAATGAGTCCAATTAGAACAGTACGAAGGATCTTCACACCAAAGGTTATTCTCACCAAGAAAATGAGCGTTCAGAAGGCACCAATTAGCTAAGTCTTTATGGGGATCGAAAATATCGCATGCTTGTCCAGTCAAGTGACGCGATGCGTATGCCGTACTTTTACCTACTTTTATTAGCTCTGATTGAAGTTCTTTAGAGCGGAGACCAGAGGTAACTATCATCGGTTTACCCCATAAAGCCCGGATCTTATTCATACGAATAAGCAATTCATTCAAATTACTCTCGATCTCTGGGGTTACTATTAACTTATGGGGATTAAGCTCCTCAATCGTGATCATTTCTGTTTTCGTACCGAGCAATCAAAACCCATCTCTAGAAATTTCTTCCTATCGGAGGCTTCGTTAAAATTAAAATCTCTCTCTATATGCTCTACTTCTTTGTATTTAACACAAAGGGAAAGGAACCTTGTCACACATACTTTTTCACTCCATCTATATTCTGTCCACGGGCCATCAAGACTTATCCGCAAGTGACGCTGACTTAAGGGCGGTAACGAATAAATCGCCTGTGTAGCGCAACTCATTGTCAAGATAATCAAGCTTAGCATCATTCCTAAGAGCACCTTTGGAAATTTCTTCGTCCCATTGTCTTTTATAGTCATTAAGTCTTTCCTGAATTCTAATTGCCTCTGAAGGGACTAGTTTATTTATTAAAACTAATCCCTCCGAGATAATTTCAAAAATAAGTGAACTCATTATTTTAATCTTTGTGGTAAAACTTTATCAGCGAAAGCACCTAATTTAGAAGCAATATCGCCAATTTTCTTAAGTGAATCTGCAATTACATAAGCGATAGAAAGAGGCTTCTCGCTTTTGATTAACCGAAGAATTGCTTCTACAACAATCGCTGCAATGGTTGCTTGGCCTGATAAACTATTTACGAATGCTTGTGCTTGTACCAACATATTATCTCCTCATCCTTAAAGCTTCTTCAATACGTGCAAGACGCTCGATTACCTCACGTTGAAATTTAGTGCTCTCTTCTAATTCCCTTGAATGCACTTCCTCAAGCTTATCTACTTTTGCATAAACAATCGAGGACTTTATCGACATATTTGACAACCAAAAAATACCCCCTATTAGTACGCCCATTAGTGAGATCGGTACTAATGTATCCGGGGTAATTCTATTCATTAGTTACCAAGCCTCTTAATATTTAATTTATTTACATAGCCGTTTCCTGTGGTGGCAGCGTAGGTAGAAGCAGAATCGGTATATAATCCAACAGTATCTCCAGCAACCAAACTCACAAGATAACTTCCAGACGCATATACGTTCGCAGAAGCAGTCCCAAGGTAAGCTACTGCGGTAGAATTTTTCTTGATATAAGTCCCACCAGTTGCACTCATATTAAAGCTCCCGGAAATTTCATAGGTGCCAGAAACTGGAGCTGTGAATAAACCAGTGGAAGTTGAGTATGCACTGTGGGTATCTACAATTTTTGTATCAAGTTTTAGTACTGCATTTAAAGCTACTGCTTGAGAAGTGGTTAAACCATAAGCACATGCCACAAGCTCAGTCGCAGCAATCACCGACGGACCTGTTAATCTAAAGATAGAAAAATTTGAATCGGAAGCCATAGCCGACACACTGTTTGTAAGTGGTCTAATATCGAGGATATCTCCTGAGTTACAGAAAAAAGTACCCGCTCCCGTTCCTCCTCCATCAGTACTATTCTTTAATCCTATCGTTCCCGCAATTGCTCCGTTGATGTAGCAATAAAGAGATGATAAAGATCCCGAAGCTGCTCTAAATCCAGTAGATACTTGATAAAATCCTGAGACAGGAACTGTGTATCTTCCTGTAGAGGAATTATAATTACCATGAGAATCTTTTGTTACCGTAGGAAAAATAATTGGATTTCCACCTGTAGCAGTAGCTGCTGAACCCGTTACTACTAAAGCCACTACTCGCGTATCCGTATCGTTGCTTACTTGAACGTTAGATGAAAATCCACTGATAGGTAATTTAAAATAAAATTTAAACGTGTTCCCAGAAGCTGCGAACGCATTTGCATTTTGCTTTGTAACACCATTTAAAGCCGAAGTTTCCGCTCCAAAAGTAATGTATCCGACTGAAGGCTCGCATAAAATTGTACCAGAGGAAAAGAAAGTAGCACTTGATACATTATTATCCCATTTTCCCGCAAGCTCTAAAGTTGCAATGCTTGAAGCACTTGTATACGGAATTGAAACTCTTGCCTCTGTAGCAGTAGATGTACCTGAAGTAAATGTTCCCCTAACCTCAATAGAGTCTCCCACTCTACGGAAAAAACAACTCTGCGTAGATACAGTACCGAAACCCGTGAACGTAGGCGTATATGCTACCCAATCGGTAATGACTGCTCCAATTGGTGCAGTTTGAGGACCTACTGAGAAATCATCGAAATTTACAGTTACTGCAGTTGTATCTGTTTGTCTAAGCAGTATAGCCACTCGGTACTGAGAAGCGTTCGATGCTGATTGAAAAGTAAAAGATACTCTTCCTTGACCAGAACTCTGATTCATCCCACGGTAGCCAGCAGGTTGAACCCATGCGGAATTAGTTACGTCATAAAGCCAAATTTCTAAACTTTGAGTTGAAGTGCCTGAAAAATCAGCACTCCCCGAGACCACTTCATAGTAAAAAGAACCCGTCAAAACTTTGGCTCTATCTTCTCTATCAATAGTCATTACTCCTGAACAAATCCCCTGCCCTTGAGCATTTGCAGCAGATTTTACAAATTGTCCTGAGTAAGTGCCCACTAGTGGATTGGTAGAGGTGGTAGAAAGAGTAACTTGAGAAGCTGTAAAAGTTAATGTAGTAGGAACACTGTCAGATCCGTAGGTAGTAGTAAAAGCAGACCATGGGGTAATAAAACCACCTTCAAAATCAGGATTAATATTTGATTGAGAAAAGTAATTTTTAGTACCAGCTTTCGACCCTACTTGGTTCCAAGAAGTACCGTCTGAAATGTATACTTTCTTGGTATCGGTAGTTTGTACTACTCTGTAAGGATACGTAGCAGCCGTTGGAAGCGTTGCTTCTGTAAACCACTCAATCTGCGCGTTTTCTAATGCTCCATATACTTTCATGCGTTACCCCTATTTATGCCCTTACAATTTAAAATATATCATCAAAAATGTTTTTAGAACCTAAATAATCACCATTTACCCGCTGTAAATTTTTGGCCTGTTACTGACCCTACAATGCTCACATTTCCGGTCGGAACAAAATTAGGAGGTGTGACAAAGCTACCGCCGTTTGCTTGCACTCTTATGCATCCTGTACCATTTGCAACTGCGGTAGTTCCGAACATAGCTACCCATAAATCAAGCGCGGCGTCTGGATTATAAACGTAAAACCCATTTGCCGGAACTGTGGTTAACTGTTGAGCAGTGCCGCCCGTAGTAATCGTGCTACTTAAATCTGTGCCAGTGTTTGAATCAATTGACTGACTTGGCCCTTGAAATCTCATATTGTAATCCCTGCCGCCGCTAATCCGGCTGTGATTGTATTGGTAATTCCTTGATGTGCGTAAAGAGTTCCGGGGTGCAAGCCATTTCCGGCTGTATCAGAACTTGCCCACACTGAAGAAAACGAAAGAGTTCTATCGAAAGCATTCGCTAGACTAATGTAAATGATTTTAGAGTCACCAGCCGCCGCGACCGCTGCAGCTTCTGCCGCTCTGTAAGTGGCAAGCAAGGTTTCGGCGGTATTGTCTTGTCTTGGAGTTGAACCTAAAAAAACCATCCAAGCATTCGGCCAGTGCTGTTTTTTATAAGCGATGAAATTATTTATTGCGGCAACGAAAGCGGTGGTACCGACCGACTGAGAAGCATCGTTTGTCCCATGCTGCCAAAAAACAATATCTGGATCGTCTATAGACCAAATATCATCAGTTAGCATAGTAGAGAAACTTACCCCCGTTCTTCCTGACATACCTTTGTTGACCATCCTACAGACGTTTTTTTGTGGTGAGTTTAAATTTAACCAATCGCGAACCGCATAAGGGAAGCAGTTTTGCATTCCAATTAAATTCCAAGTGTAGGCTGTAATTGAATCTCCGAACCAAACGATTTTTTTCTTAGCGTTGAAATTTAAATCATTATTGATCATGATTCCCGAGGTGCTCACGCCAATCGTTACCGATTTACCTGCCGCCGCTTTTGCTGCGTCTGCGTAAAGTCCAAAACTAAATTGCAAAGGATAAACGGGATAAGATCCCCCAATAGGGACCGCAGTTCTCGCAGGTAAGTGAACGCTTCCAAGAATAGACGGAAAGCTACCTGTTGGGTCTGAGTTTGCTGAATAAAAAACCGTGCAATCGTCACTTGCGGTTAAATAAATCGGCCTAGTAAGAATTAACCTTTGATAGTTTGAAAAGTTACCAGTCGCGTTTACAACCGCTGATTGATTGCTCGAAGAAAAATTTACGGTATTAAAATTATTATAATCAAAAGGAAAGCCTTCGCGCCGAATGAGTTCAAAAATATTTTGATTTTGAACATTTAAAACATCGTTTCCTGATACGCCCATTTGTACTGGAAAATTTGCCATTTTAATTATCCCCCGTCGAAGCTATCCAAAGGCGAGAGCCATTTGAAAGCCATAAATAAGTTGAATTGACGTAACTTTTATTTTCGTCTGCCGTTACCACGTAAAGCGTGTTTACTGATGGAGTACCAAGTGCGGTCATTGCGGCGTAAGTTGCTTGTACTGAAATGGGTGGAGCAAATGAACTTGTGGTCGGAGCTGTTTGCGGTGGCCCCACAATATCACTCGCAGTAGAATCAAAATTTACTAATGTTTGTTGTACTCGATATACAAGAGCAACAGGATAGCTGCTTGGAGTACCAGAGAAGACGTAGTTACCAGAAGAATCAAACGTCGTAGAGATGATAGTTCCACTTGAATCAACTGCCGAAGCGTATGTTGGTCTACCGCCTGCCATCTGTGTAACGAGTGCGTCAACTGTTCCGCCGAAGTCGTCGAGGACGACGGTTGAGTTGCCTGGGAGAGTGATTGCCCCGCTTGTTCCAGACCCAATCGACACAAATCTTGATGATCTAACATACTTGCCCTCTAATACGGTTACACGGTAAGGTAATGACGAATCAGATGTACTCCATACCGAAGGCCCCGTGATTAAGCTCATGTTTTTCCTTCAACAAATACTAACTAATACCCTGCATGTATACAATTTGAAGTTTTGGAGCAGCAGAAGCGCAAATTACATACCAAGTTACATTATTGCTCGGTAAATTAATATTTGCTCCAGCAACTAACTCAATCGCACCGCTTGTTCCAGCAGTAACGCTTGCTGAGTTAGCAATATAAATAGGTACTGTGTTGGCTGCTAATGCTTGAACTAAAATATTTTCAGCTTTTATAACCGTGTCAGTAGACGCAAGAGCAGTAATAACCGTTGCTGTGGTTGTAACCGTTTGTTGCTTCATTGTCACTGCTTTGTAATGACCCGAAATTGCTATCGTTTGTGCTGACACATTATCTCCTTTAAAAAATTGGGTGAAAACATTTTAAGTCTTCACCCAATTTAATTTATCTTATTCAGATACAATATATTCGACCATGACGTAAAACTTACCAGCCGTAAGTGCCGCTACCGCGACAGTTGCAGTAATATTACGATCAGCAGTCATTTTAACTGCTGTAGCCGCTGTTCCTACTGGAACACCTGCTACAATACCTGTGTATGAAGCAATTGCTGTTGCTGCTTTAAAATCAGTAGTAGTATTTGCACCTAATGCAATAGTTGCAGAACCACCTGAAGTTGGAGCAGTGATCACATCAATATAAACTGAAGTTACAATCGCTTTGCTTGGAATTACTAAATTAGTTCCATCTTCATCTTTAAGAATAATGGCACCAATTGCTCCTCCCAAAACAGAAAAATCATACAATCCACGCAAAACTTGTTTTGCTTGAATGGTCATGAAATCTCCACGCTTAATAACTCCAGAACTTGTATTGATTAAGTTCATGGTGTCTTTAAAACCAGTAAAATCTGCTTTATTCATTGTTTATCCTTTCGTTAAGTATAGGGTGCATCTAAAATAGATGCACCCTAAAAACTTAAAATATTAGTAACTAATACCGTAAAGGATACCGCATTTTTTAGGCTCTTGAACAATCAAGTCCCCAAATAAGCAATGATCCACAATGTATTGATAGCCAGTAGTATTACGAACTTCGTAAAATTGACGACCATCTGGATTAGTGCGGCGTTTGATACCGCCATTGGTGTAGAACTTAATTGCTTTAAGATCTAAGAAGTAAATGATGTCATCATCCATCTCTTGAACAGCAACTAGTTTTAAAGTTCCTGCGAAACCACCGACTTCGATTTCATCCCAGCCGTATTGTTGACCCATTGAAGAGCCAGCTTTTACGTTGAATGCACCTTTTTGTGCTTCAAGTACTTTGATTGCTGAACCGTAGTTCTTGTAGCTCATTACTACAGAGAACGGTTGTCCTCCACCTAAGCGGCGTACTGTAACGTATGCATCGAAGATTTTAGAGAGGATATTTGCAGCAGTGATATCCGCACCCGAAACGTTGATTGCTTGAAGGAATGGATATGCAGTTTTTGCAACACCCAAAAGATTGGTAGAACCACCGTTAGCCGACGATAAAAGTTGGGTACGAAGGCTTGTGAAACCATTTGATTGTTGTCCATCTTGGTATACGACAGCGTTTTGAGCTACAGTGTAACCAGAAAGATCTACTGCAGTAGATCCGCCACGAGCAGTAACTACGTTAATTACGCCTGTGTTCAAATTAATGGTTTTAACATAACCAGTTGCAGGAGAGCTATCGTCATCATCAACCAATACTTTTTGATTGATTTGGAAACGATCTGGTTGTGCTACTGTGATGTTACCTGAAGAGTCACCGCTAGCTGTTAATTTAGCTACGAAGTTGCCAGTCAAAAGTGATTGACTGATTACACCTTTAAGATATGCAGCATGACGCTCAAGAGCGTCTGGGAGAATCTTAAGGAAATTTTGCTCAGATAATTTTCCATGTTGTTGAAGATCGGTTTCATTGAAGATCATTGATGACCAAACTTCTACGTATGCAGACAAAGTACCGCGAACAGAAATTTCTTCTGCGATATCACTTGCAGCTGCAAGTGATCCGAAAGTTACTGAAGATCCTACTGCGCCTAAGAAAGGAACAATAAGAGATCCACCTAACCATGAGTCATCTTGCTCTACGTTTTTAAGAAGCCAATCACGTTTTTTAAGATCTTCAAAAAGAAGTGGTACTGGAAGGTACTGATTTAGCATATTGCTAAACGAAACTGTAGTTGCCATTGTATATATCCCCTAAATAATGTTTGTTAAAGTTCAGATCTCTCTTGATTAAGAATTTGAGTTCTTATTTTTTTGAGATCATCAATTGATTTTATTTGTTGCGCAGCTGGGCTTGTGGTTTTGCCCGATACTGTAGGCAGAGTAGGTTTTTTAATCCCATCTTGCGGAGCAACGACATTATTGGAAGGATTAACTGGTTGGTTGAATCCATACAATTTCATTACTTCTGCTACTGCCTGATCAGGTGTTAATCTAACTCCGCTGGTTTGCTCGATTAAATATGCACGCTGAATAACTTCTTTTTTAAATGCCCCCGGTTGGTTTAACCGTTGGTCAAAACTTTTTGCGGTTTGATCAACTTTAGGATCAGATAATAGTTGGTTTAACTGATTATCTACTTGCGCTAAAGCAGCTTCATTTTGCTGGGTTTGAAATGTTTCGTACTGACCTTTGTAGTACTCACGTTCCTGCTCTGCATTGTAAAGCTGTTTTTGATACTCGCTTTTTTTATTATAAATGGCTTGTTGCTCAGGTGGCAACTCTTTTAATTGTAGTTTTTGAAGCATCCATTGTTGGAGCTTTGCTTCGGGGACCTTTAAAGTATCAAAAAATGAATCAAAATCATCATTATTTAAATACTTACCCAATGTATCTACACTTTTAGAAAGAGAAGTATAGTTTGTATTTACTTTCTCGTAATCATTCTTAAAACGTTCATTTTTTTCTTTTAAAGTCTCAAAAGCAAATGCTTTGCCTAAAAACTCCTTCACTTCCTTCTCAGAAGCCTCGTCTGTGAGGAGTCCTTTGAATCTTTCAGGAATATCATACTCTTTATCGTATGTTTTAACCTTATAACTTGGTTGGTACGCGGGTTTTTCAGGCACTATAGGAGCATTTTCTTCACTAGAACCTACTTCACTTGGTGTTGTATTTACTACATCGGGTACTGATACAGCACTATCTACTACTTCTGGAGCACTTACTTCGTTACTAATTACTTCTTCCATCTAAAACTACTTTCTAAGCTGGTCTGCTTATTGTTGTGTTAATACAGGCTGCATATTCTCCCCCGCACCCTGTCCGTTCATTTGTTGAGGAGCTTGTGGTGGATTCTTAGCTAATTCACTCGCCATATCAGCTAAAACACCCTGATGTTGTTGTAGAAGCGCTTGTTGGCTCGATCCTTGTTCCTCCAAACGCTTCAATAACCATGTGAGCGCATCGTATGGCACGCGAGCCCTCATAGTTTTCGATTTGTTGCTTGGATCTGGAACGTACAAATCACAAACAACCGCCATCCCTGACATCGGAATATAGCCTAGAGCCGCTTCCTGAATCTTTCTCTGCTCGTCGGTTTGAATTTGTATGTATGTCTGATAAGTTTGTTCGTAGAGCTGCTGAACTTGCATAGGAAGCTGAGGAAAGTCTGCTTTACGCATTCTTTGTACCAAACGCTTCATCATATAGTCAGGATCGTCGTTTTTATTTGGAATCACTTGCTTACCACGATCAAGAGCCAAAATCATGTTCGTCGCATTGTCCACATCAATCGTTAATTCTTCAAAAGCTTGCTCGTTGTTAGCGTAAGGACTCATTCTGAAAAGTAATCCAAGCTGACGTTTATCTAAACTAGAGCCCACGTACTGAAGAATGTTATTGAACATAAGCTGGCGACCAAATTTGGTCTCCATATCCTCAGTGCCTTCTTCAAGCTTGATGGAAAAGTTTAAAGGCTCGGTGGTTTTAAACTCTGCAATATTCACAAACTCCGAACGGCCAATCATTGGAATCAAAGCATCTTCATTTAAATATTCTTTCGCGAGTTTTAAAGTCACATCACAAATCTCAATCAGAAAATCCATGAGTTTTGTCGAGTAAATAGAGTACTTCTTTTTCTGAGCCATTGACTGATACATTGTAGTGAACGGATCAGTTTGTTGAGGCTTCTCTTCTAAATCTTCAGCTAAATTTGCCACCAAATACATCTCTTGAATTTGGTTTTGAATATAAGCAACATACTGGTCGCCTGCGCGACCGGGTAAAAAGACCGGGGGCTGTCCTGTGTACTGAATAGCTCGTACACCCGGAAGCATTCCACCATTTTGAATCTTCGTACCTGTCTGGATCATCACCTTGTCATCACCCAAAGTAATTTGCGTCTCTGCAACTTTTGATGAAGCGCGGTTAATCTCCGCTTGATACGGACGAAGGTGTTTGATGATTGAGTGGGACCGTGGGTTTGTAGGAACTTCGTCAAATCCCTCAGTAATAATAGGAAATACACCAAAAGGCAAAGGCCCTTCCCATAAAATACCTTGCTGAGTACAAATATAAAAATAGCCTTCAGGATAGTTAATACTTGGACGAATATAGTATTCAAGGAGTAAGCACTGATTTTGCGCTTCCGAGTACGACATGTTATTTCCATCAAATACTAAATATGTCTCATCACGAGAAGCTTGAATTAATTTTAATTTCTCAGGATCATTACCTACGCGAGTTTTCATTTCCTCAACGTCAACCATCTTACGAAGACCCAAGAACCAACTGTCTCTTAAATTCTTCGCTTCTTTGGCCCTGAATAAATTAAATCCAAAAATTCTCTCAAATACAAAATCCCCAGAGAACTTAGGTTTCTTTTTATCAGCCTGTGGCTGACCGGAAGAATCAATCACAGGCTGACCATTGTCGTCTACGAGAGCTTCATAGCCCTGAAGAACACCTTTTGTCTCGTCCCAATAAACTTTACAAGCCGTTTCCCCAATACGGATGAAGTCTTGCACAAACTCCCGAGTCTTCTCTTTCATGCGATGACGATATTTAATATCCTGCCATACAGCATTATTAAGCTCGGCGGCTTTTTGATCTTTTAACTCCGACTGATTCTTCGCAACAATCGAAACACCCGGAGCATAAGATAAAATATTATTCTCATAAATTTTACAAATTCTCTGAATGTGATTTTTTGTAAGCCTAAGCTTCTGCTCCTGAGTGAGCCCTTTATCATCACGAATACGACCCCAGAACCTTGAGTTCTTGCGTGTATAGTGATTACCAGCGGTAAGCATAAGATTAGATCTTTGCTCTGCATAGAGTGAAGTATCTACTTGCTTACCTTCTTCATAAAGCTTTAGTAAATCCTGAAACTTAAGTTCTTTCATCTTTCAAATCCCCGATCCGCAGAAGCTCTTCAAAGCCTTCCGGGTCCTCTAAGAGCATCATGTCTAACTGCTCTTGCTTCATGTCGTTTTCGTTTTTTGAAAGCGTCTCTCGGGTCTGAGTGTCGGCTTGGTGAGCAATTGGCTCAGGAATAAAAATAGGCTCTGTGGTTGGAGCATATACATGACCAAAAGAAAAAGAGAGATTTAAATACTTAAACTCTCTTACTCCACTTTGGCTGCACACTTTAATGATCGCACAAATATCTTCCGTTTTAAAAGCATTTTTAGAAGTCATATAATTCTCCCCACGCATCGATCTCTTCATCCACCGATTGCACAAATGATGTACTCACTTCCGCATCGGGAGCAAACATCCGCTGCCTATCACTCATTCTATCCCTCTGAGCTTGCTCCATCGGACTTAAAGACCGGGAAACAGGCATCGGTGCACGAGGAAAAGAAGCCGATCTTTCAAAAGCCCACGGTATTTTGGTTATGCCGTATCTTAAACTATCAATTGAATCGTCCTTCGCTTTTCTCTTATCAGTATCTGTTTGCAAAGATAAAAATTCTTGAATGATAGGAGCATTCTCAGGAATATCAAAAATATAAAGCATCTTTGTTTTGAAAAGTGTGTTGATAATCTGCTCCCCAATATCATGCCTCTTTTCAGCCGCAATAAATGAAAGCCCCATCCGATCCGTCACCGTCTTAAAATCCCTTGAGTGATAATCATAGTAAGCTCCCGCATGCGTCTCATACCCACGCATCTCAATATACTTCTGAGCCACATCTGATACTGTCTGTAGCTCCGTGTCCCCTCGCCAATGTTTGTACACGACACCGCGCGTAAAATCAGGGCTTACTGCTATAAAAGAAATAGCACTCGGATGATTCTTCTCACCACCCGCTCCAAGATCAACTCCCGAATACTTAAACCAATCCATCGGAATTGGAAAAGGCTTTATCACATTCTCATTAGGTGAGAAGGAAGCATACTTAAGCCCATCAGCAACAATAAACTTACCGAATACCCTTCGCTGTATCTCATTATCATCCCTACAAAGCTCGATGGTCCGTTGGATCTTCTCCTGCGTCCAAATAGCAGGCGTTCCATCCTCAAAGTACATACTGTCATATAAGGACACTTGCTTCTTCCAAGCATTAGGAAACTTAGGATCCTCATTACTCCCGGGCTGCATCGTAAGCCTCCAAAGCTCCTGTCCTAAAGTAGCTGTGAAAACCATGCTAAAATACCCATCGGTCGCATTTCTTCGAAACGATAACTCATCAAAGAGAAAGTCCGGGAGTTCTTCATCGGTAGCTATGTAATGCACAGTGGCTGTCTGAAGATTGGAAGCATCTTGCGAATAAGTTTTAAAATATACAGTTACACCACTATTAAAAACAAGAGACACAATCTGCCTCCTCGCATCTCTATAATCTTTCCACCCATAAATAGGATGACTCTTCATCTCTCCTCTTGGTAAAAAATCAGGTATCCACTTGTCGTCAAATTCCGCAGTAGCTACGTCCTTCGAAGGATACAAATACCAAAAAACCCGGGGTTTGGTCCTCCATAGGCTAGGCCATAATTTTACATTAGTAGCCCAGTCGATAACTTTTCTAATTTGGACCGAAGATTTTCCTAATTGATTTGCAGCATTTAAAAATACTTCTCGTTGCGTAGCTTCTAAAAACTCCCGCTGCCACTTGTAATTTTTCCACCCATACAAATGGGGAAGCTCGCGCTTTAATTTAATCTTCGCTTCGAGTAGCTCTAACTTCTTTTTCTTAAGATCATCCGTATCTTCCATCAGACTTCTTTAAACTCTGCTTCAGATATATCTTGCACGCCTGTCGAAGGAGAAGCCTCCCTCACAGGAACGATCACCTCATTAGGCTTAAGTGCAGACTGCGAAATCTGTGCGCCACTACTCTCAGGCAACATCGCAGCCTCCTTCTCTAAAATCTTTATCTTCTCATCAATATCTTTAAGCGCGAAATCCGCCGATTTATCAGAAGAAGCTGCGGTGAATACATGCGTGTAGCTGTTCTCCGATTTAATTCTCTGCTCCATCAGCGTCAAATTCTTCGTCTCCGAACGCTGCAAATAACCGCCCTTATTACGCATATCAACCATCGCTGAAGCTTTTAGAACAAGCTCAATAAGCTTAGGGTCTTGGTAGCTCCCATCCATCTTCTGAAGCGGGATCGAGAGCACATCCCTAATCCTCCGAAGCGCAAGACTTTGCATCCCCCCAATCACCGCTTGATAATCAGCCGTTCTTGTAAGGATAAAAGCAAGATGATGATCAGTAAGTTGGTGGAAGTAAGATTTAGTGCAAATACCCAAATAAATATTCTGTAGATTAATCATCGTCACTTTTCCAGAAATAGCAAAGGCTCGGTCATGCTCAATCCAAAAATTATTCCGTAAAGCTTCAAGCGTATTTGAAACATGAATGTCAACGAGCTTAAGCTCCTCTATAATTTCTTCTTCGGAGCGATTGAGCAGTTTGTCCGGTATTTGAAGCACTCGAAGGCGGAAGTCTTCGGGCAGGAGAGCGAGCATGGACCGGGGGTTTTCTAATTCTTGAAGCAGGGAATTGAATGTGAGGGCTTTGGTACTGGTAGTTCCATGGTCCGTTGGTTTACGTGACATATAATCCGAGTAAACCTTTTTAGTTGTATTAAAACAAGTTAATAAATACTTTACTAAAATAGTTTCTAAACGTCATGTCATTTCTATATACATGGTGAATCGTAACCGAACACGAATACACAAAGAAGCCGTACGCCCCCCATGCAATAATAATGCCAGTGAATAATAAAACCCACGAATCGAATAGACTACTGTTCTAGTAGTCTTACAATCCTACGCGCCTTGTCTCCTATATATTATATGACGTGGAAGTCCGAAGGTTAGGTTCGGACCTAAAGTAATTTGGTTTAACATTCCGTTGTAACTTATTGTAATTATTACGGATGACTCGGTGTTCAACTATCCTTCAACTTTACATAATAATCATTATCAGTCGTAACAAGAAGTATGCCAAGTTTTGAGGGTAGATGAAAATAGTTTTGGTGTCGTTTTGACACCATGTAATTTTATGTAGCGATGTCGGCGAGTCGAGGGATTCAATTGACCTAAAACTATTTTTACTTATTTTAAAAATAAATGTTTACATTCTAAAATAAACCTGTTATACTTTATTTAAGCAAGGAGTTGCAAATTGCAATTTCGGAAAGAATAGAATGAGTAAACAAATTTATAAAAAGATCGAAACAACTGTAACCGTGAGAGGCAAACAACTACCTTGTTTCGTTTCCATTTATACCGACTACGAAGATATGCGACTAGAAGAAGCCTTTGAATGTGAGACTGAAGAATCAATATCCGATATGTATAAAAAGCTAGATAAGTGTCAAGCTGAATGGTTAATCATTTTCGTTGATGCAAAACTCGAATGCTTTGAGGGTAACGATTGTCTAGGCGGTAACTGGATTGATTCAAACTATACTCTTGATCAAGCATTAGATGAGCATGGAATGATTGACAATGCTATTCGAGAACTAAGTAAAGAGATTGAATCCCAATACATAAAACTTTCTAAAATTTTCGAGGTGCAATCATGAATACCTATTTTAAAATTATGCACCATGAAACGAGAGAACTACATAAAGCCACTGTTAATGCCGTAGATTCTTTAAACAAAGCTATTTCAAGCACTAATCCAAAATACACCGAAGAGTATCTAAAAAACTATCGTCTTTTTATAAAAAAGGCTGAAGGTATTTTGAATTGCATTAACTTAATAGAGAAAGACGAAACAAAATGAATCGAATAACTAATAAAGACTTGGAAGCAGTAGTGAAGGCAATTAACACACTTACTAATATGCCCGCCGAAACATATTTAAGAGACAAAAACGGAAAGTTACTAGGTCAGATAGGTAACTATCATTTAAGTTATGCTTATGGCGGGGTTGCACTTCATCAACTGATGAGCAAGTCAGGCGGTGTCAATGATATATTCTACGGTCATATGTCAAAAAGAGAACTTTACGGAAAGATGCAAGCTTTTATTAAAGGCATCGAAGCGAGTGGAGTAATATGATTTTTATAATTAAAGACTGGGCTAACAATATTTGCTTTAAAGGAAAAACATTCGAGTCATTCGAAGATGCTTGGGGATTTTTGTACGAGATGTTTCCTAATGGTGATGACGATCGAACATTCGATGATTATTTTGTAGAGGTCAAGTTATGACTAAACTAGAAGAGTGTGCAATGTATATTCTAGCGTCCGACCGTGAAACGAATGACTACTATACTTATTGTGAAGATAACCAGGTTAGGCCGTACTTTATAAATAAGTCAGGCAAAGGACTAAAGCATATCTATGAGATAGCTACTTATGCGCTCATTGAGGAATGTGCCTTTGATCTTGAGGATTGGACAGTGATCAATGACAAAAAAAGTTAAAGAACCAGAAAAAGCTCTGACTATGCCAGACCATAAACGAAAAAATGTTCGCTATGTAATGAGTATTTACACAATGAATGTTTACTATTCAGATGAAAGGGGCTACTTTCTTCCGGAATGGAACATCGAGGGATTCCCTACATTTGGAAGGTTAGTATCTTACATATCTAAAGAACTAAACGGAAAGGTTTAATATGCATAACCCTTGGTCGAATTCCCACTACGCGGGATTTTGCGTAAACATGTATTTTTGGTTGCCATTAATTTTTACCTTGCTTGGGCTCCATACCATTGGGGAGCAAGTGGGAAGGATTCGAACGGTTGTTTTTATTCCTACGTTCGTATTCTTTTTATTAAGAGGAATACTTTAGAAAGGTCGATTTATGTTAACTATTATTGCACTATTATTGTCAGGATCTGCTAATGCCCAGACTTATAATCCAGCGGGGTACTATCCACCCACTTACCAAGCTCCATCATACCAAGCGGCTCCACGTGCTCCTGTTTACAATACCGTCACAAGTGATCAAGGCACTACCACAGTCTACAAGGACGGAGAACGAGCTATGCACTGCTACACTACAGATATGGGTACTACTCGTTGTCAATGAGCTGGGAGGACGCTACGCGCGTCTATATATGAAAGACTACTTGAGGCTAGGGTCGTTCTTAAAATCGTCTAAAGGGCGATTCTCGCCAGTCCTAAAGTAATATTGAGAAGCTCTACGTTGAGCACTCTTCATTGCCTCATCATTAAAAGCATTTTTGGGTTGGGTCTCCGCTGCTACCGCTTTAGGGGCAGTGGAGATCTTATCCATAAGCATATTCCAGTAACTTGTTTCGGTAGCCATGTAACAAGTCTAAATTACTTTAGTAGATAGGTGAAGAATTTTTGTTGGCTGGAATAATACCCATATCCTCACAGTACCATCTTAAAGCATCAAGTTTTCGATAGCCTTTATATTGGTCTGGGCCAATCATTTTTAACACAAGATGTTGGCAAACCCAGGCTTTATTATCATCAGGCCCCAGAGAAACTAAAGTAACCTTCAAAGCGTATTTTCTACTGTAGCTAAAATCGGGTGAAGAATCTTCTAATGAATCCAAAACATCTTGTAACGTATGCATGCAAAATAAGTACGTTATTTAAAAAATAAAGTCAAATGAATAACGCATTGCACAGCGCAGAGAGCAGTTTGCGCTTATATCGCTTTTAATTGTTGTTTAGAGCTGTGCGCGTACAGTAACGCGTAGCGTATGCTACATCAGAAGTATAATATCCTTTTAAGCTAAAAAAGGTATAAAGTGCTCTGCGCACCGCATACCCCTTGTTATAATTAACTAAAAGAGAGAGCAGGTACCTGCTCTCTCAAACTGCTCTCTGCTCTTCAAACTGCACTGTGCACCTTGTTAAAACCAACGAACTTTGTCAACTATTATTTTTATGACGCACATCTCAGAGCAGATACGAAAAGCCCCCGAACCTTTCGATTCGAGGGCTAAAAATCATTTATTACACAAAAAAATCTTGCTCTAAAATTCGTCGGGTTTACCTACTGAAAATCCTTGAATGCCTCTTTTACCATCAACCATTTTTAATCTAAATCCCCGAATTTCAAGTTGCCTATAAAGTTGGGCCCGTGGGATTGGAGGAGCTTTGTATCCTTCCGCTAGACACCAAATAGCGTACTTTTCAAAAAACTGGGCTCTAGGATAAAATCCTTCTTCATTCACAAATATTTCATCAAGCTCTTCTTCCTCAATAGCTTTAACAAAGTCTTGAAGAGAGTCCGAACTTTGCTCCTGCCATTTTACAGTGATGGTTTTAGAGCTTTCAGGTTTAAAGAATCGTCCTTTAGAAGCTATTAGATCTTTTAATCCTTCAACAGCAAACGAAATAAGAGCTGCGTAACCTGATTTAAGGATGAGTTCTTCGTATTGAAGAATTGTGTCACTTTCTTTCATTGGGTTATCCACTTTGATGACCGTCATACGCCTGTCATAAACCTTCTGATCTTTTACTCTAGTCGGAGGCAAGCTGTTGGCGCAAAAAACGTTAACGGCTGGAATAAATCCTTGAACCGCTTTCCTGTTTTTTCTGTTAATCAGCATGGGAATGCGGTCCGTGATGGTTTTAATCACCGAATCGGGGATCACTGCGTGCTCATCAACATCGGTGTGGATATTAAGTGTTTTATGAAGAGTGCTTTCGAGTAAAAATCCATGCATATCTTTAGGTTCAAGAACAGAGGAAACTTTCGAACCTCCGAGCAAATGAAAATACAGTTTTACGATAGTACTTTTCCCGCTCCCTGCTTTACCGAGGACGAAGAAAATTTGAGGGAACACGGGGACGAGCATTGCTCCTGCCATTTGCTTAAAAGCTCTTATTTTCATTTCTTTTTCAGTATCTCCGTCAAGTAAACGGTTTAAGTACGCTTCAAATAATTCGTTTATATGTTTTTCTTCCGTGTATTTAATGGGTAGGCAGTTAGTCATGAAGTCTTTTTTGTTGTGAGGCTTAAACTCCATAGAATAGTCATTGCCTTCACGAGTAACCCAAAGAGTACCATTTTTAAAATTAGTGGCGTTTGGTTTTGGTTCAAACATATTCACGTTTTCAGGAACGGAAGGAATGTAAAGCGTAAAGAACTTAAAACACTTTTCAACTTGTTCTGCTTTAATATATTTAAGCTCTTTATGGATGGCTTTTTTTATACTATCAATTGCTCGTGGAGAAGCTTCTTCCCAGTGAGTTTTTCGCCAGAGAAAAATATCCTTGTCTTGTTTAACAATTAAACCCTTAAGCTTTTTAAGCAACGAAAAAGATACTTCAGCGTGAGAGGGTATTTCGTCTTTTGACGATTCAGTGGGAACCTCCGGTCCTTCGGGTGCATTAGCTTGTGATTCAATTTCAGGAGAACCTTCTTCTACTTCTTCCGATGGAGTGTGTACCTCTTCGTTTAGGATTTCTTTTACTTCTTCCGTAACCTCCGGCTCACCGAGCTGAGCCCTTAGCTGTTTGTTCAAAGTAGCGTACTTTGGACAAGTATTTGAGCAGTGGGTTTTCATGGGGGACGCTCCGAGGCACCCTACTTGGTAGCTTTTTTCGCTTTCTGGGTCCCGAGAATAAACGTCTCTGATCAAGCGAACACCTTCGTTGTAAAAACGCTCCTCTATCCCTTGGAAAATGTAGAAATTTTTAATTGCTTCAGTCGTTTCGGCTTCGGTGTATTTAGCTCTAAACATATATATAGCCGCTGTTTTAGCTATTTCATATCGTTCTCCTAAAGCATGGACTTTACCGAGCATTAAAGGAATACAATGCATTCCTTTAGGCCAGCTTGAGGAAAGCTTTAGGTCGGCATCAATTACGGAGTCAAACCCAAAAGCCCCCGAGCCATCGTGACTTTCAACCGTAAAGGATTCGGGCACTGAGCGATAGGTATGCTCTAAAAGCACCCATAGATGCTCAGAGTCTTTACGGTAATGCTCGAGCGTAGCACCTTCGACTCGCTCCTTGAGCTTTCCTGTCTTT